CCTAGAAACCCTAGTTAGCCGCCTTTGCTGCACGAACTGTCTGTTACGATACGCCGCATCAGTATTATAGCTGCGGATGTATGTATCGTTAAGTATACTCCAATGTTGGCCAACGGCCATAACAGTATCTGGTGTTAAGACGCTACCGTTGTTATCAGCGTACCTAAATGTATTATTACCGTCTGACGCAACCACATAGTCTGGATACAAGTAATCAGACTCACCGAGTACCAACGAGGTGTTAATACTTTCTGTAACTGTTATGGCGTCTGTGTAAACTGCGTCAACAACAAACGGCCCAATAACGTCAGTTGGTGTAGCTACGTTATCGCTTTTAGCTAGTTGAATATCGAGAGTCGAAGACTCAGACATACTTACTGTATCCGTAATCCCCGGCTTAGTAGCATCTTTAGCAGCAGATTCTGACATGCTAACTGTTGCTGTAATCCCCGGCTTAGTAGCGCTCAACGCAGGAGAATCTGTTGCTGTAACAGGGTCAGCGTCTGCGTCCGCGTCTGTGCGGTCATAATCAACCACCTCTGTAAAGTTCTTAGCAAGAACTTCAGTAACGCTAATTGTGTCTGTTAAAACTTTACCTACATCAAATTCGTCAATAGCATCGGTAGGTGTGTTAGTAGTGTCGGTAAGTGTCTTACCAACATCAAAGTCATCAATGGCCTCAGCCATAGAAGCAGAGTCAGTAAGCGTTTTACCTACATCAAACTCGTCAATAGCTTCAGATGTAGCAACAGAATCTGTTTTAGTTAGCCGTGGATCAAACTTAGTAATCGCTTCTGTAACAGTAGCAGAATCAGTTTTGACAATTTGCGGGTTGTTCTTAATACCTTCAACTGCTGTAACCGCGTCAGACACAGCAGGCTTCGTAACGTCCTTAGAAGCGCTCTCAGAGGCCGCAACGCTGTCAGACACATCTGGCCTAGTCAAAGTCTTTTCATCGCTCTCAGTGGCGCTCAGAGCGTCAGCAATCGCCTTATTTATATCGAATGTGTCAATCTGATCACTTGGGGTGATTGGATCAGGGTCAACATCGGCGTCAGATGGGTCAAAATCAACAGAAGAATTGAATACTTTTATGCTAGACTCAACGACTGTTGCCGAGTCAGTAAACCCACCATGTGTAAAATCCTTTGCAGTAGACTCAGAAATAGTCACCGCATCGTCAAACTCAGTCGTTACATCGAAGCTGTCAATAGCTTCTGAAACTGTAGCAGAGTCTGTAGCAACCTTGCCGACATTAAAATCGTCAATAGCATCTGTAGGCGAAGCTAGATTATCCGATGGGTTTATACCAACGTCTAACGCAGCAAGCTCGCTTATAGTGGTTGTATCAGTTAAAGGTTTGTCTACATCAAATGAGTCAATGGCGTCAGCCATAGTCACAGGAGTAGGGTCTACGTCATCATCGGACGGGTCAAAGTCAATCGGGTTAGTTACAGCCTTAAACAGCGACTCAGCCACTGTTACTGTGTCTGTAAGGACAGCATCGACTTCTTTCTCGTCAGAGTCTGACATCGCCAATGTATCGGCATACTCCGGCGATATTTCGAGTTGTACTAGCTCTGTTGTAGTAACAGCCTCAGGATCAAGCGTAGTGAGCGGCACTACTTTGACCTGCATACTAATAGACTGCGGCGACGCAGTAAGTGAAATACTTTCGTCTACAACAGCAGCAGTAACATATTCAGGTGAGACAGTAGCAGTGACAATACCCGTAACCGCAGCGATTACGAGTCTTGTTTTTACACTAACACTACCAATGCTTATGCTCACGCAAGATTATCCCTTACTCTAAACTGCAAGACTTCGTACACAGTCTGAGTTTGACCGTTAAAGTCAACAACAATCTCACCTTCATACTGACCGGGGTCTACGTTTAGTACACCACCGGAGAAGTCAAATTCTACTTTACCATCTAACCCGCCCGTGGATTTAGAGCAGGTGATAGTGTTTAACAAAGTTGTAGTCCCTGCTTTACGAAACCTTACAGATACAGTCGTAGTAGCATCAGAGACATCCAACGCGGTCTCAGCTATATCGTCATTCAGAGTAACCTGAATGATTGGAAAGACATCGCCTTTAACTACTCTGATTACATCTGCCATATCTTATCCTCACGCAAACGGTTGCATCTGAACCCGCATTGACGCCCTAGAATTACCTAAGTTTACACGCGCTCTGCGTTCAGCAATTTTGTAAGCAAACTGTTTAGCATGATACGACGCAAGCTCTCTATCACTCCATGTTCGTTCTGGAAGCACAAGCAGATGCTGCAGCGCACCGTGCATAATTACATTTTCTAAATCATCTAATACAGTCTTATCCATCCCCGCTGCGTCACGCAAAGGCTTTAAGACCACAACCATGCGGACATCATAAGATGTAACTGAATCTGGTATCGGGGCAACTGTAAAGTTATCTACATCAAACTGCGTTATATATCGAGGCTCTGAATATTCATCTGAGCTTTGATTAGGCCACTTAGGGAACAAGTCGTACATCTGCTCTATAGTTACAGGTGTCATCGGCGTGTTGTTTACAGTAGCGGTAAGCACTGCGTGAACCTCTGTGTCATCAGGTGCTTCATATGGATAATCATACACACCGGCTGACAAACGAATTGCAGGCTGGACATAACGCCAAGCCAAAGTGCGCTCACAAGCCTCAATAGCCGCGTCACGAACATATTGTTCTACGATTGGCTGCGGACACCCCGGCACACTAGGCGACAAACGATTTACAACTGTGAGGAAATTTCTAGTAGGCATTAGGTAACATCCTCCTCATTCAGCCCGCCACGTTCAGGGTCTGTCACTTCTCTGCTTTGCGCTGATACGCCTAGAGACTGAGTAAACGACTGCTGGAACAACTGCGCACGGTTAGAGTTTACATGTTCGTTGTCTACTGACTCAGCAATAAACACTGTAGCATCAATCACAACAGGTTCATATGCGTCTGGTAGCAAAGCTACTGTAGTAGTGCCGTCGTAATCAGGAGGAGTTTGCGCGTACTCACCTATAAGAATCTGGCTAGCAGGAGCCTTGGGGTATATAAAAAACTTGTTAGCGTTCCGCACATGCCGCATAAAGTTTACAGCAGGGCCTGCTGTGTCGTTCATCCATGTAGGAAGCGCTTGATCCAAAGCCTCGCGGTTTGTCTCAATCACACCGTTACCGTCTTTTACGCGGTAAATCTCGATAAGCCGGATTGAGTCCGACGGCATAGACTGCACTACTTCACCATCGGTGCAAGGTATCTCACCAATGTAGGCAAAAAGGTCTGGGCGTAACACAGCAATACGCTTTAGAGCTTGATTCGCAAACCCTATCAGTACGTCATCACTGTATCGCTGCGGGCTATTAGTATCCTGCAGAATTCGGCGAACCTCAGTGACCACATCGTTAAGTATCATTTTTCAACCCACGCTTCGTTTTCTGGGGTGCTAGGGTCATCAGCAATATAATGTCCTTTACTGTTTCTAGCACGCTCTAAGCTCTGAGTTACTTCTGCAGCCAGCTCCGGTGGAGTAGTATCCGGCTCTTCTGGTATCTCAGTTTTTAAGTTTACCTTAGCTTTACGACCTTTTTGTTTCTTAGGTATAAATTTTTCAGGGAACGCTTCTTCTTCCGTAACTTCTACGGTTAGCGGATTTTCCGCCAGAATCTCGTTCCAACCGTAAATTTCACCGTCGTTAATATTTTTTAACCAGCGGCCAGCCATTATTTTCTCCTTTTGCCAGAGGCAGTAACAGGCCATTTCTGTCGAGTTGGCCCTGTCTTCTTACTACTCATACTCTTTTTCTCCGCCGATGTCAGCTTTTTTGCGACAGCAGCAGGTCTACACGCTGGGTAACTGCGGCGTTTATCATTCTTACCAGAGCGCCCGCATGGTTTGCCGGTCTTTACATCGACCCACTTTTCCGCAAACCATCGTCCCAATCCGCCTCGATTCTTTGCCATTATTTCTTCCTTGTGGGCTTCTTTCGGG